TTTAATATTGCAAAAACATACGGATTAAAAGTTCCGGGAATGAGACCATCAGTTGCTTTAGTTGATTTCTCAATTACCGTTCCTGCTTTTGGAGATAAAGAAGATTTGAGATATTGTGGTATATTACGTAGAGGTTCTCAAGTGAATGGGGCTGGACAAGTATTTGAAACTGTTTATGATATTGATTTTGCATCACCAATAAATGGTGAGGGATTTCCTAATAGGTTAAAAATACCTAATTTTGATTCTAATAACAAATTATTAAATTATACAATCACTAAACGAGAAACTGTTGTTAATGGTACCACAAAGGTATTCAAAAAAGTTATAACACCAAATGATGTTAGACCTTTTTATGAATTATTTTTACCGGATAAAAATGTATTAGGTGTGACTAGTGTTTTATTAAAAGATAGTACACAATATACAAATATTCCGTCAGTTCAGGAATTTTTAGGATTAGATAATAGATGGTATGAAGTAGATGCTTTAGCAGAAGATAGAGTGTTTGTTGAAGACCCAACAAAAGTATCAGATTCTCCGGGAATTAAAGTTGGAAAATATATTCAAACAAGTAATAAATTCATCACTGAATTTACGCCTGAAGGGTTCTTAAAAGTAACGTTTGGTGGTGGTTCACAATCTGCTGACGAACAATTACGAGAATTTGCGAGAGACGGATATCAATTAAATTTATACAAATACTCCAATAATTTAGCTTTAGGTAGTACATTAAAACCAAACACTACATTATTCATTCAATATAGAGTTGGTGGTGGTGTTGCGAGTAATATTGGTGTTAACGCAATTACTCAGATAGGTACAGTTTCATTTTTTGTTAATGGACCTTCTGATAGTGTAAATACAACTGTTGTAAATTCATTAAGATGTACAAATGTAACTGCGGCAATTGGTGGAGCAAGTTTCCCAACAACAGAAGAAGTTAGAAATTTAGTTGCATACAATTTCTCAGCACAAAAAAGAGCAGTAACTGTTAATGATTATGAGTCAATCATTAGAGGTATGCCATCACAATTCGGAGCTCCAGCAAAAGTATCAATAACTGAAAACAATAATAAAATAATTGTTCAAATGTTATCCTATGATGAAACAGGTAGATTAACTGAAGTAATATCAAATACCCTAAAAAATAATGTTGCAAATTATTTATCAAACTATCGTATGATAAATGACTATGTTTCTATACAAAGTGCTAATGTTATTGATTTAGGTTTCAATATTGATGTTGTTTTAGATAACACACAAAATCAGGGGACGGTCATTTCACAAATTATTACGATTGTTTCTGATTATTTTAATCCGGAAAATAGACAATTAGGTGAAAATGTTAATATATCAGAATTAAGACGATTAATTCAAAGTGAAAATGGTGTAATCTCAGTATCGGATATCCAAGTATTTAATCAAGTTGGTGGGCAATATTCTTCGTCACAAACTTCTCAAAGATATATTGATAGTACAACAAAACAAATTCAATTAATTGATGAGACAATTTTTGCTCAACCAAATCAAACATATCAAATTAAATATCCAAACAAAGATATTAACATTAGAGTCAAAAATTTAAAAACAGTTAACTTCTCGTAATAATTTATTTTGAAATATAATGAATTATCTTTTAAAAATAGTGTATAAACTATTTATTTAAAAAGATAACAAATGTCAAAGTCATACAGAATTAGAACTAATGTTGGTGTTGATACTTCTTTGAAGGTATTAATCGAACAAGAATTCGAATATTTAGAAATTTTATCCCTAAAAATTTTACAAAGTGATATATACACTCGACAATGTGCCGATTATGGTGTTGTTGTTGGTCGTGTTAGTGTCAATAATGGATTTGGTCTTCCAAACGCCAAAGTTTCTATATTTCTACCATTAGATAGTATTGACCAAAATAATCCAATTATTTCAGAATTATACCCATATAAAACATTACTTGATAATAATGAAGATGGATATCGTTATAATTTATTACCATATAAAAAATCATACAGTGCTCACGTACCAACCGGAACATTTTTTACAAGAAATGATGTGTTAACAAATCCTACTTTAATTGAGGTTTACGACAAATATTACAAATACAATGCGGTAACTAATGAAAGTGGGGATTTTATGATATTTGGTGTACCTGTTGGTTCTCATACGATTGTAATGGATGTTGATTTATCTGATATTGGTGAATTTTCATTATCACCACAAGATTTAATTAGAATGGGGTTAGCAACTGAAGCTCAGGTTGCGGGGACTAACTTCAAATCATCTAATAACTTACGTGAATTGCCTCAAATTATTAATTTGACAAAATCTATTGAAGTTGACCCATTATGGGGTCAACCTGAAATTTGTAATTTGGGTATTACAAGAACAGATTTTGATTTAAGTAGTGAGGCAAAAATTGACATTAGACCAACATCTGTGTTTATGGGGTCAATAATATCCGCACCAAATAGTAGTGCTTTATCTACAGGATGTAGACCACCCAATAATTCAGGAAGTTTATGTAATTTGACTGTTGGACCTGGTGACATCTTGGCGATTAGACAAACAATTTTACAAGATTCAAATGGATTACCAATATTAGAAAATTTTTCTTTAGAAAGTGGTGGTAAAGTCATAGATGAAAATGGGACTTGGATGATAGATGTTCCGATGAACCTTGATTATTATACAACTAATGAATTCGGTGAACAAGTATTATCTAATGACCCTGAAATAGGTATTCCAACAAAAGGGAAATATCGATTCAAAGTTAAATGGGCTCAATCACCATCTCTGAGTGAAACAACAAGAAGAGGTTATTTTTTAATTCCAAATATTAAAGAATATCCTTCACCTAATTTGGATGAGTCATATGCGTTTAGTACTGATTGGAATGATTACGCTTTTAGCGGTAATTCAAATTTTAATCGAATAATCCAAGAGGCGATTGATTGCGAAGATAGATTTTATTTAATGCAATATAATAAAGTTTACACTGTGTCACAATTTATTTCAGGTAGAAAACAAGGGAGTGGTATAGAACGATATATTGGTATTAAAAACATATTAGATGATACTTGTTCAGGTCTTAATAATAGATTCCCAACAAATGATGGTAATTTTAGATTTGATATATTGTATATCATTTTTATGTTTTTTAGTATTATACTGACACCGGTGTTTTTTGCATTAATATTAGTAATGCACATTTTATATTTTGTTGTTTGGATTTTAAGAACTGTATTATTACCTGTATTAGCAATTTATTACTTTATCATTGGAATTCAAACGTGTATTGGTGCGACAAGTGTTGGGTTTGGTGTGGTATTTAGTGTTGGTGCTTTTGCTGCTGGACTCGCTTATATTGCTTTATCGTTGTTTATTGCTTTAGTTGTTATAATGTTATTTAAAATAAATTTATCAGGAGTTAAAGTACCTATTTTAACTTATCCTGATTGTGATTTATGTTCTTGTAGTCCTGAATCTAGTACTAATGAAGGTATTGGTGATGGTGTTGGAGCACCTTCAACTCCGAATAACAGCAATAAAGCAAAACCGTGTCCGGGAATTATTTCAAACACTAATATTACCTCAATAACCTTAACTCCTGGTATATTACAGTTATTCGCTCCACAAACTTTTAACGTACCTGTACGTAATCCTGATAATCCAACAGGGTATCCTGCTGCTAGAGCAACAGTTTATAATCAAAATTTAACGGGGAATTTATATGATTTTCAATATGCTTCTAATAATATTGGGGCTCCGTTTATGGCTTTTACTCAAATTGATGGTGAGGGTGCTAATGATAGGTGGATTTATACCACTAGTTTACCTATGGCTGATATGATTAATTTATTTAATGTCAAAGCTAAATATTTTGATAGTGGTACGTCTAATCCGGGGGGTGGTGTCAATAGAATTACGGCTAATTTTGAACCAGGTCAAACATCTAATTTTCATTATGATAATACTACGGTTATTGTGTGTGATAAAGCGACTCTTCAAAGTTTAACACCGGGGCAATTAGTATCATTTCAAGACCCAACACAAAGTAAAGATATTAATGTTACAGGTGGTATTGTTAATGAATATGGTAATAATGCTATTACCGGTATAACAACAACAGGTTTAACTACAATTCAAATTTATTATGCTAAAAGAGATGGTACTGGTAATATTTCAACACCGGTAACCTATCAAGTCAATATTACCGCGGACACCGCTAACAATTACCATAAATTCCCAACAGATGTTGAGTACTTCCAAGTAATTACGGGAATGACATATAGTCAATATACAGGACAGTGTAGTACTCAATTAGGTTTTGATTCGTTAAATAGTAGGTATTTGAGTAACACGGTTTTAATGGCACAATCTTCTTATAGGGGATTTTTAAACCCGGCTGATAACATTTTTTTCAGACCTATTCAACTTGTTGAAGACCACTTAAATCTTTGTGTGTTAATCTTAAATAGAGGTGTGGACCCTTATACTCCCAAAGTACCGATATCATACGGTTTAGGACGATTATTTGGTCGTAATCTTGAATCTGATAGAACAGTAACGGGTCTTTACCATATGAATATACCAATTCAGGGTAGATTTCTAAATATTAGTCATTTAAGTTTTAACTATCCATCAATAACAATTACAAGCGGTTCAACATTAATAACCGCCGGTAGTAATATTGGGGTAGATTCGTACAGTAATACAAATCAGAGATTATATTTTAATTCATTTTCGTATAGACCTCAAATATTAACTCTTACAGGACAATTGACTGGTTATACCGGTGGTCAACCTTTTACCTATATTGGAGATATAAACTCAGGTTACTCAGGATTTAATTCTAATTTGGTTAGTTATTATTCACATATGGATAGAACGGCTGTAAATTGGAGGGCTAATTGTGGAGGTGTAAATGTTAATAATATTACAACAATTAATACTAATGTTGCAACGGCAAGTCCGACTTTTG